TCGCTTTTAAATTTAAAACTTCTTGCACGAAATGAACCATTAAACAAATTCTGTGCTGTTGTAAATGTTGAGTCATCTTGTGATGTTTGAACCTGTAGTGTAGCTTTCACACGATCACTTCCAGCACCATCAAAGTTTTTTCGAGCATCAACATCACCAATAGAATCAAACTGATCTGACACGTTAAACCCTTCACTTATTATGTGCCTTTTTAGTCTTATATTTTGATATACAGCATCAAAATCTAAAACAGAATTAAATTCATAAGATCCAGTCAAATTAGCTGATGGGTCGGAGAGTTGTAAAACATTTGAAGTAACACTTAGATTTGTTTTTGTTCCACTAAAATTTGGATTTTCTCTTTGGCTCAAAACTAACAATTCATCTGACATTTCTGGCAATGCAAGTTCAACTTTGGCTTCTGTTGCAGAAAGCCTACCTCCTAAATCACGGAATTTAAGGCTATACGTTCCAGTTAATGCTGGCAAAATTATTTCAGTTGTTGAACCGTTAATATTTGCATTTAACTCATTTGAATTAGCAAATGTAGCTGTAGAAATTGATTGTGGTGAGTGCCTTATCTCACAAGCACCACCAAATTCTACATCTAAAGCTTCTGTTTTAGTCCATGATAATTTAACTTGTGAATTACCTACAGGCTCTAATTCAAAGCCAGTTGGATTTTCTGGAATAGCAGTTAAACCCTCTGTTACAACAGTTGTTTCAGTAGGACTTTTACTTCTTTCACCAAGAGAGTTAATTGTATAAATTTGTATAAGATATTCACCAGCTTCAGAGGGTAATATCTCATGCTCGGATTGCTGTGTGTTTACAACAACAGGGTTTTCATCATCTTTTGTATAAATAAGTTGATAGCTAGATGCACCTTCAACAGCTTCCCAATCAATAAAAAGTTTTGGTACAGGTCTATTGTTATTTAGAATTATTATTTCTTGAATTGCCTTAGTTCCATCGGCTGCATCTATTATCTGAGGTGAGGGTAAAAGACTTGTAATAATATTGAAATTTTTTGTCGGCAATAGTTCACCATCTTCAACTGCTGCATATTTACCTTCGTTAAAGTTTATAGCCGAAATTGAAAAAGTTTTTTTCTCATTTTCTTTTATATCTACAACTCTAAACGCTTGTGCTTTTACAGTTCCAGATTCGAGAAGATAAGGTGAATTTACTACTGGTGCTGAACTGAAATTTGAAGTTACATTAATTTCAGTATTATTGGTATAGCTATTTATTGATTTTGTCTCTACAGAACCATCTGACAATAAACAACTAATTGTTGCATTATCATTAATACTAGGAAAATTTGTTTGGCTTGAATCATCTATTGTAATTTTTGAGACAGTAGCAGCTTTGACAACACCACCTCTTCTAACTGATGATTTCACTCTATCTGCAATGCCAATAATATCACCAAGTCTTAAAATAGAACCTGCTGCAATATTTGTTTCAAAAGCAACTGTTTCCGTTTGATTTTGTTGTGTATGTAAAAACCATTTCCCAACTCTTTGTGCTTGACCTCTTGAGGTCGTTCCAAAGGTTTTTAAAGTTTTAGTTTGTGTGCCGTATTTTGCTTGGGCAGTATCATCTTTTACAGTGACATAATCAATTTCTTGAGTATCAAGATCAAAGTAAGAAACATTTAATACGTTAAATCTTGTTTTTGAGGATGAACCTGAATATAAAAAATCACCATTTATTACGTTTCCGTTATTAAAGACATAATCAAAATTTAAAGCACTTGGATTAGCAGGGTCTTTTGGTGCGTCTTGTACGATTTTAATAGTGCCTTCTTCATAATATGGTATAGCTCTCATTACAGAACAAATATCTCGAACTACAGCCATTGCATCACGTCTATTATTAATATTTACATTTATAGAAAAGCGTGGCTCATCACCTCCATTACCATCATCAACTAAAGCACTGCAATATGTACTAACACCATAAAAAGTAAAAGGATCTAATTCTGATTCTGGTAAACCACATCCACTTCTACTATCTGTGAGTAAATCATATAAAACCCAAGCTGGATCACTTGTCCAGGCTTTATCTGTTTTAAATGTTCCATTAAAAGTTCCACTATAAGTTATTCTTCCATTCGTAAGGTCAACAGTACCATTATGAGGTATCTTTACAAGTTTTCCTCTTATGCGAAAAAAACGTCTTGGGGCTTGTGGAAATATCTCAGAACTAAATCTTAAAGCCGAATAAGCTATATTTGGATAATTATTTGGTTGTCTTATAATTCCTCTTACTTCACCTAGACGCATAGTATTGAAAGTTCTACTACCGCCTGAATCATTACCTCTTTCAACACTTACTACCACTGGAAAAAATGAACCTGATTCTCCAGAAGTATTTGTGTTATAACCATTAAAATTTCTTAAATCAATACCATAATCTCTACTGTATGGGTTGAAACTTTTACCTTTTACTTCTTCATTAATTACTGTCACTGAACTACCGTTATTTGGATTAAGTTTAATAATTACCTCTACTTTTGTTGACTTTCTATTGCCTTTCTTTTTATCTATTACAAAAAACTGATCAAATTTTACTTTTACTTGAAGTGTATCAACACGGGTATCACTAACAGTTGCCGATCTTACTGTAGCAGAACCTCCTTCTGGGAAAGAACATTCTTGACCTTTATCTCCTGTAGTAATTTCAAAACTTTGTTCTTCAGCAGCAAAGAGCACTGTATTATTTGCTGTACCATCTTGAAACTCAAATCTTATATCATCACTTGGATAATTAAATTCATCATCATCTGGATCTGAATTATCTGCATCAGCTTGTAATACAGCAGTTTTATTTAAAAATAAATCTTTTAAAAAAGCATTTTTGTATGCAGTGCTTGTCTTATCTGTAATACCAGCCTTACTTGCTGATGCACTTCCTTCAATTTGCCCCTCTGATAAAACATCAACCACTGTACCGTGATCTATAGATTTTAATTTATTGCTATTAGTTGGAGCAGTGCTAGTAGGACTACCACCAATAAGTCGGCCTAAGTTAAAAACCATTTAATCATCCTCATCAGTAACTTGAAATGTATCAACGGAAGAACTAACAACTGTGCTTCCAACTAACATTTCTCCATAAACAATATTAATTGGAACACCTTGTTTTGAGTTATTTAAAAGACCAGTAAAACTATAACTTTGATCTTGTGGATCATCTTGTCTGCTACTACCAAATGGATCTGGTGCAGGAAAAAGTAATTCTTGCACACCTGATAATGTCAAACTAATTCCAATATTTAATAAAATTCCTTTAAGAACTGCGTATTTTGCTGCTGTTGCTAATGAAGCACCAATAAAACCTGCCCCTAAAGCAAGAAAAAGTATTTCTCCCTGAACCATAGGTATTATTTTTATATCACTTTGCGTTTGTAAATCTAATAAATCCTCTGTAATTCTCACATCACCTGCCATTACACAATATTCTTGTTCTTTAATGTGATTTGCTACTCCTTTAAAATTATTTACTAAAAAACTAAAAGCCTGTCTAGGACTTGTTACATTTATTTCAAATGTAGACTGTCCTACAAATTTTCTCAATCGACCATAAATAGTTAATTTAGTCATCTATTTCGGCTGGATCTAATTTAATAATAGATTCTGTCTTTGGATCGACAAGATAAAAAGGCAAATCATTATACTTACAACTAATTTTATCAGTATGACTAAATTCAAACAATCCATCAGGATGTGAGTGAACAATACCTAAAACTTCTCCTTGATCTTCCCCATCTGCCCAATCAAGAGGATCTATTACAAAAGATTTTTGTTTATAAACTTTAGATATATTTTTACATTTCCAATATGTATGTTTACCATCTATATCTAAAACAAGGCCACAACATTCTTCTGGATAACACTCTGTAGCGTGTTTATATGCCTCTGTAGCCCATGTGTTGCAAGTCATTAGATGAATGTACCTACGGCTGGAAATAAGTCTCTTGTAACGACCCTCTGCGGAACTAACCTGTTTTCTAAATCATGTGCAGCAGTTAATTCAAATTGAATAAACTGTCTATTTTCAGCAGATTTTCTATCAATAACAAAAATTTCATCTCGCAATCTATCTGTACTAGGAGTTCCAAAGGGATTAGAGCCAGATGCAAAATTAGCATTATCCAAAGCAGATGCGAGTGGCATTTTTCTTGTTACTTTTGCATCAATTAAATCATTATGAGGTGTAACAGTATTAACAGTTGCTAAAAAATCACTCATTGTAATAACATTATTGGTAGATGGATCTCTATTTATACCTCCTAAATTAGAAAATGTAATTGTAGGTCTTGGCAAAACACCAGAACTTTTCCTTTCAAAACCTTCTATTTTAACAGCAACTCTTTGATAAGAATTACTTTGAAAAACTACTTCACCAAAGTTGTTTAAATTTGCACCAGCATGAAATCTATAAATAGTAGGAAGATTTTGTGGATTACCAGTTGCAATATGTTTGCCAACTTCAAGCTCTAATTCAAAAAGCTCAATAACTGAACTTGGATTTATTTTATTTAATTCTGCAAAAGGTATAGCCATTATGCTTCAAAAACTTCTCTAAACTGACAACTTAATTTGACTCTATTTAAATATGTTAGTGTTTTTGGAAAAGAATCACAAACAAATTTTCTTGAACTTGATTCATCTGGCAACGTATAGTCAAAAGACGCTCCATCATCAATTCTTGCGTTTAAAAATGTTACGGCTGTATTTGCATCAGCTTGTGAAAGTTCAAAAACTAAATTAACAGATAGAGGATTTTGATTTAATCCTTGCGTTAACCTTTGTTCAAAGCCATCACCAAAACTTAATACGTTTACTTTTGGTTTTGAAATTATTTTAGTGTTGTATGTTGGTTTTGCTATAGGAAAAGTTGCCATTAATTTAATAATCCTCCTGATCGTTTTTGATTTATTATCTCAGCTTGTATTGCTGCTGCAAGCTGCTCTCCAAATTCATTAGCTTTTGAATTATCACCTTCAACAGAAGAACCAGAAGCATCTACATTTACAACGATATTAGTACTACCTCCACCAATACCAGCCAAATCATGGTTTGGAATAATATTTCCTGATTGATTAGGAACAAATAATTCTGGTCCACGTTCTCCAACTAAATAAGGCTGTCTCATGCCAACAGGACCACCATTAGCTGCTGTCATAACAGTATTTTGTACATCATTTCCTGGTGATTTAAAATTAAAATTAAACATATTACTAAATAGACTTAAAAATCCTTTTTGTATTTGCACGGCTGCCATTTGTGCAGCCATATCCATAAAATGATCTGCAATTCTCATAAACATATTTCTGAAAGCATCTCCAACACTCATTGTTCCGTCTATAATTCCTCTAAATGAATCTTTAAATCCATCTCTTATTGCTACACTTACATCTAATATTTGTCTCATAGGGTTTAACATTTCTCTTAGTTCATCAGTAGGTGCACGAAATTCTGCTAAAAACTGCATTTGTTCATTTATTTTTATTTGATTTTCTAAAAGTTCTTCTGCGGTAAGATTTGTTTCATTAAATTCTTCATTAAATTCTTTTTGTTTTTTTAATTTATACTCTTCTCTTTCTTTTTCTGTATCATATGCTTGTTTATATTTACCTCTGCTATTTTTAAAAACATCATCAAAATCAAAATCTTTTATTTTTTTATCTGTAGCTGCTCTTCTTTTTATGGCAATAATTTCTTTTTGAAGTTCTAATTGAGCTTCTAATGGCCCTTTATTAGCTATTGTTTGCAACAATTCTCTTCTTTTTTCTTCACTAATATTTCCTGACAATTCTTTTATTTTACCTAAAACGGATTCTGTATCTCTAAGACCTGATAAAGAATCAAAAATTTCTCTTGATCCAAAGGCTGATAATAATGTTCCTGCTTGATCTGCTCCAAAAGTTTTAAAAGTTGCTGCTAGTTTAACTGCTTCTTCATTTGTAATATCAAATTCTTTTGCTAAATCTTTTATTTGTTTTCTAGAAAATTCAGAAGAAATACCCATACTTGATAAATCGTTATTCAAGTTTCTTACTTCTTTTCTAAAAGCTCTAACTTTTTCTATCTGAGCAGCAGCAGCAGTAGCAGCAATAGAAGCAGCAAAACCTCCTCCTGGTGCAAGTGCTCCTCCAAGACCACCAGCTATACCACCCATAATGGAACTTAATCCACCAGCACCAAACAATAAAGGAAAGCCTCCACCGATCATGGCACTACCAGCACCACCTCTAAGCCTACCCATTGCACCACCTGGCATCCCAAACATTCCTCCTTGTTTAAATTGTTGTTTTATTCTGAATCCTCTTGGAAGTGCTGGTCCTATCTGACCACCAGGAACTCCAAACCCTCCAGGTAATCCTGCAAATGCTCTCTGTGATTGTTGTTGTGTTTGAATTGTTGCTATTTTTGCAACTTTTTTATCAATATTTTTTAAATGTTTTTCTCTAGCTTTCATTCTATCTCTTTGATCCATTTTTGCTAATGCTTCTTGTACTACTTGTCTTTCTGCAATCATTTGTCTTGCTCTTCCAGATGCTCCGCCTTCTACAGTTACACTTTGTCCAAATAAACTTTCTCCAGGTACAAGAGAAGATCGTTTACCTTTCATATTTCTAATTCTAAAACTTTCAGGACTACGATCTCTTCCACGACCCGTACCAGGCAAAGGTAATGGTGCAGTGCTTAGTCTTTGCAAAAGTGTTTCACGCTGTTTAAGCTCTGCGTTTAATTCTTTTTGAGCTATTATTAATTGTCTTGCAGCTTTTTCCTGTAATTTAGTCCCAGAAGCAACAGCATTAAAATTTACTTTTGCATTTGAAAGAGTTTGATTTAAACTATTAAAACTTCTTACTAAACCATTTCCACTTTGTGAAAATTCTTTTAAAAATTTATTTAATTGTTTAACTTCAAGAGAAGTTCCTTTTAGTCTTTCGTTAAATCTAGTTAACTTCTCATTACCTTTTATTACAACACCAATATCAATATTATAATTAGCCACTTGCTATAAAAATTAAAACATTTTCTCTATATTACCTTCTTTTAGCTCTTAAAGCATTAGTTTTTTGTGCTTGTTCTTGTTGTTTTTTATATTCTTCATTTTCAATTTCATTATATGCAGCCCAACCTATCATTTCTTCAATAGTCAATGTTTCACATAATTCAGCTACAGTTTTATGTAATGTCTTTGCTAAAGAGAATAAAAACTGCCAATCTTTATTAGCTTTTTAAATCGGCTTTAGCCTCTTTTACCTCCTTATCAGCACCTACTGTAATCATTGCTATTTGAATTTCCTCAAGAATAGATGCTGATATTTCTCTTCTTAATGAAGCCTTATCTCCATCTTGAAAAATGCGATTGCCTTCTTTATCTAATGCTTTTTCAATCATCATTTGTAAAGCGTAATCATTAGTATCATCTGTACCAGTTTTTTTCTGTATTGCTTCTCTTTCAGCAATAGTTAATGGATGCCAATAAATAGTCAAAATAATTTCATCATCTTGTTTAACATCATGCTTATAAAGTTGAGAAACTCCAAACCTGTTTCTTAGAAGGTCAACTGCTCTAGTCATATATAAAAGTAATATTACATTACTATACTACGCATTTGCAGTGAATTGGCAAGATATTAAGCCTAAAAAATGTGCAGAGTCATCTAATTCAATAGGGGCAGGGCCAACAACATCTAATACTCTAGGGTGACAACTAAAGGTATCTATATAATCAGAAGCATTAACAGAAGTAAGTCCATCAATAACAGCTTCTCCTAAAGCAGATAAAGTTGCACTACCTTTTCCTCTCGGAACATAAATATTACATTGAATGACACCAGAATAAAAATCCTGAGATGCTCCCTGTGTTTGAGTTGTTGTCTGTGCAAAATCCATTGATATAACAATATATTTTTTAGTCTTTCCAGGAGTTTTATAAATCATATTGTCATAAATCATCTCTACAGTTGGATCTACGTCTATAACTGCATCTGTCACTGCTTTTTCAAAAGCTGCTCTGGTGTTAACTAAAGTCATGGATTAATATAATCAACAAATGCGTCATCAGTACCACCAAATAAACCAACACCTTTTAAATCTCTTACATTTTTAGATTGATATTTTACTCCAGAACCGTATGTACCAATACCTAATTTTGGTTTATCTGAAAATGTTTTACTAATTAATTTATTAAGTTTGCCTTGAACATAATTAGGTATTCCGCTTCTAGGAGATGCTAAAGCTCTAGCTGCATATTCTGATCTATTACCAATAAATACTTTTGAGTAAGGTTTGAATTTAAATGAAAGTGTATCGAGAAATCTGGGATCAACTACTGCACCAGGAGCTTTTGTACCATTTCTTGATGGCCTAATATTTTTCCACGGAGCATAATCTTCTCTTGATTGATCTGGTCTAGGTCTTTGTGTACTAGCTGTCCAACTCGAAGCAAAAAAACCAGTATCAACAGCACTATATTGTTCAGTTGATAAATCAGTAATTATTGTTCTAATTAAAATATTAAAATCTCTTTCTAATTTGTTAGTAAGATCTTTTGGTGCATTTTCAATACGGTTAGTTTTTGCCATTAGAACCTCACCAATAATGTAAACAGATAAGTCTGTCCACCTTGTTTTGTATCTATATTAATTATCTGTCCTGTTCTTACAGATCCAGCATAAGTTAATTTAACTTCATCTTCAAAATTTGGTTGGTTATCTCCTATCAAATCAGGTGTAATATAAATTTTTGCTTCTCTTCTTTCTCTACCATTATTTTCTGTAGACTCAATAAATTCAACTGGTGCTTTTACATCAGAATAAGTTGTATCAACACTAATTTCCTCACCTTTATCAATGTTATAACTTGATTGTCCTTTCTTTACATAGGTAATAGTTGAATCAAAAGAACTACCTAAATCAGCAACAACCTGTTTAGCAACACTTTTGAATAATGAATCTAATTGACCTGCCATTATCCTCTAACTACCCTCATTTGAAAAGTTCCTGCTCCACCAAGCATATACGCTCCAAGATAACTTTGTAACCACGGATAGACATCCATAATATTATTTATTGATCCAGTTCCCTGACTTTCAGTATTGTATTTTACTTGTAAATCTCCTAATTTAACTTCAGAAAAATTACCATCTTTTCCAGTAGTGCCTGTAATCGCACCAGTGTCGTTTGCCAAAGCTCTAGCTAATTCATATTGTGCGTATTTAATATTATTTGGAATAGTAGAACAACTTAATTCAACTCTATCTACCTGATAGTTTGTTCTGGGAAATTTTAACGCTTGATTTTCATCACATCTGTCACCTTGAAATACAAAAGTATCAATCCATCTTGTCGCAGCTATTAATGATCTATTTTTTTGATCGTCTGTTTTATTAGTCCAAGTGCTTGAATCAGGTACAGTTTCAAAATAACTATTAGCTTCTGTCAATGTGACATAGCTATTAGCAGTTTCACTTTTTATAGTTGCATTTATGGTAGCTGCCACGATTTATAAAGTAATTTAGTTTTATTGTAGCGTAAAGAAAAAACCCCACCAATATTCGGTGAGGTTTGATGACCACATTTTAATCTTAATAAAAATTAAGACTTTAGACCATTTGATAATGGTGTGTTTACAAAGATCTCAACCATAGGAATTTGGTCGATGTCGTAAGTTACACCCCAGTTAGATCCTGTTCTTAGTGCTGAGTTAGCAGGGTTATCAGCAGCATTTGTCCACTTAGTACCCATAACGTGATAAGCACTATGGTAATCAACAGACATAACATCTTGCTTAGATAAGATGTTTCTTTCTGCTTCAATACTTAGCTCAGACTGCTGACCTTCAAGAATTG